CATCAAGTATATAAGTTTATGAGAAAGCTTATAGATGATAGACGAGCTAATTTACCTACGTTTGCTGCTGTTAAAAGACAAGCAAAACTTTTGTCAATACTATTAGAAATGGATGAACGTCCAGATAAACAATATGTATTTAAACCTATGCCTAAGAAAGGTGAAGGTAGTGGCGAAAGTTCTGATGAATCTGAACAACAACAATCAAGTGGTTATGGTAATGGTTCTGCTAAAGACTTAGAAAAACGTATGAAACGTGAACTTATGAAAGACATGTCATACTATACAAGTTCTAGTATGGGTCAATGGGGTGAAATGAGAATACATGAACCACCATTGTCAGTTAATCTACAAGCTAGATTAAAAAATGGCAGAGATTATAGACCACAAGATTATGGTTACAATCCTAAATACATTAATAGATATTGTATTGACAAGAAGATATTCAAACAAAGACAACGTGTCAAAGGTGGCACAATATTGATTGACGCTTCTGGTTCAATGTCATTTAGTGGTAAAGATATCTTAGATATTATGATGATATTACCTGCAGTTAACATTGCTATGTACAATGGTAGTGGTAACTGGGGTGACTTACGTATCATTGCTAAGAATGGACTACGTGTTGATGATGATTACTTAAGCATACACTCTGGCAGAGGTAATGTTATAGATGGTCCAGCATTACGCTGGCTAGCTGAACAACCAGCAAGACGTATATGGGTTAGTGATATGAAAGTGTTTGGTAGAAACGATAGCAGTGTTGGTTACAATCTACTTAAAGATTGTATAGATACATGTACTAAAGCACAGATAATTAACTTAAAAAACATAGAGGAAGTAAAAGAACACGCATTAAAACTAAGCGTGCTAAACTAAATAGCAGGTAAGGTACTAGCAATAGTGACGTGTTCCTTTCCACGTAACCCTTACTAAGTAATGGAATAGAGTCGGAGGAGAACTCCGGACGAGGTTTTTCGCACATCTTGTGCAAGTCAATCCCTATAGTGAACACCATTACGCTATTTTTTTTTATATAAAGTTTGACTAAATATCAATGAAAGTATAATGAATAGTATGAATATAGATGATATGCTTTACGAAGCAGAAAATGGTAAAAGAAGTCCGATACTTGACAGGATAACTGAAGAAGCTGAACCTTTTTGGCATGGCTGTGAAGAACGTGTTAAGTCAGGACGCAACATAAAACCATATGTTGTTTCAAGATTATTGAAAGAACAATATGGTATCAAAATAAGTGAGAGTGCAGTGCGTAATCACTTTGAAAACTTGGCGAATCTAGGTTCACAATATGAGTGATAAAGATATTGATAAGCTATTTATAGAAGCTGAATCTAAATTAGTTCAAGAACTCAAAGCTGATAACCTTAAACTACTTAAGTCATTAGAAAAAGCTAAGAATAAAAAAGCTGATATGATTGAAGCAGTTTATCAAGCTGTATCTACTAACCTTCGTACATGGGACAAACCAAATATCCCTAAACCTAAATTACATAAACGTAATAAGAACGAAGAAGTAGCTGTAGCTGTACTCTCAGATGTACAATTGGCGAAGGTAACGCCAGATTATAACACACAAGTAGCAGAAGAACGTGTAATTGAATATGCAAATAAGATAGTTGAATTGACAAATGTTCAACGTTCTGCACATCCAGTTAATAAATGCGTAGTCCTAGCTGCTGGTGATATCGTAGAAGGTGAGCTTATATTCCCAGGTCAAACACATTTGATTGATGCAAGTTTGTACAATCAAGTAACAATAGATGGCCCAAGAATACTTACCAAATTCTTTGATACATTATTGGCGAACTTCCAAGAAGTAGAAGTACATTGGGTAATAGGTAATCATGGTTCATTAGGTGGACGTGCAAGAAAAGATTATCACCCAGACTCTAACGCTGATAGAATGCTAGGCAAAATAATGGATATGGTATATGAAAAAGATAAACGAATATCATTTGTTATTCCTGATAGTGAAGGCGATAATCATTGGTTTGATATTGCTGATTTGGGTAAGGGATGTAAATTCTTTGTATGGCATGGCGATAATGTAAGAGGACACAGCGGTTTTCCATGGTATGGCTTTGGTAAAAAGTTATTAGGATGGAAAGCACTAGCGTCTAGAGGTTTAATGCCTGACTTTGATTATGCTATTGCTGGACACTGGCATACACCTACAACTATGTATGTTAATGACATAAGATTGTGGGTAAATGGTAGTACTGAAAGTTACAATACATATGCATTAGAACAATTAGCGAGCATGGGAAGACCATGTCAATGGTTATTGTTTGCTAAACCTAATCATGGAGTAACTGCAGAATACCTTGTAAAATTGTCACATAAGTGACTATAATGAATACTATGACAAACATAGACACTAAGTCTAGTTGGGAGTTAACAGGCATAGAGTACAGTGGTTTAGGTGATAAGCCATACTTTATTCTGACCAACATAAATGGCGAGTGCAAGCTTGTACCCATAGAAAAAGGGGTACATAACTTGCGAAGTTTATTAGACTTAGATAAAGAATAGAAGTATTTGTTTTTCTCTTTATGAGAAAAAAACAAATACAGAAGGGAATGTTATGACTAATAACGTTGACTTACTATCCCCATTTCCACAGGAGATAGTTAGGAAAGCACCAGCTGGTAAGTTTGGTGATTATGTTCCACACGCACACTACGTTGAGCGTTTAAGGGACAGTGGAGTTAAATACACATGGCAATGCGAACCTGTATATGGTACATACAATGGTGAAAAACGTATTGTCGGTGCTAAAGGTACTATAACAATTGATGGCATGGGTAGCTATGATGGCTTCGGTGACGTTGATACATTTAAGCTAGGCAATGCTAAGTTTAATGATGGTACTAATCTTAAAGATGCAGAGTCTGATGCATTTAAACGTGCATGTATGAGATTTGGTCTAGGCGTAGAGCTATGGTCAGGTTCAGTACAATCAGAAGAAGAAGCTACATCTTATGGAACTGATGGTTACACTCAAGAAATGGCTGACAAAGATGCCAAAGTTGAAGTAACTAAAGTAGATATGCGTAAGAAAGAAAACAAACCTAGTAAGGAAGATGTTCAACGCATGAATGACATTATGGATAGTATCTTAGATACTGAAAATAATGAAGCACCATTCTAATGCAGGACTTAAACTTTATAGTAAATACTATACAGTCTATGACTGCATCAGTACAAAATAAAGAAACTCTAAACAAAATCATAGGTACTGCTAATCAATACGCAGTTACTATGAAGTTTCCTGCTGATAAAACAACATGGTCAGATAAACAATTAACAAAGTATTTCGATATGATTGAAAGACTTGTTGATATGCCTGTTGAGTATACACAAGATGAGTTTGATAGCTTATCAATACAAGAAAAACTATCAGCAGTTGGTATAGAGTCAGAAGATATCACACCAGGATTACAAGATTCTAGTGGAGTGATAGGAGGAATAGTAAATAAAATGGAACAACAAAATAAGTATAGAGATGACTTAAAATGTCCATATTGTGGAGAAATGGTTTATGATAATCGTAACTCTAAAAGGTCAGATAAAAGTCCAGACTTTACATGTAGCACAAATGACCCTGCAAAATGCGGAGGACATAGTGGTAAGTGGCGTAAGTCTTGGTGGTTAGACAACTCTGATATACCTGAAGAATGGGGTATTAACTAATGATACCTGAATACTTTAGAGGCAGAGAAATACCTGCTTTTATTAAATCTAAAACACAGTTAGTTGCTTGGGCATTAACTGAGTTTATTAATGATGAACCAATTAGTAATTGGGAGTTTGTGGCAGAACTACATTGCCATAGGTTTGGTGGAATAATACATAATCTTAGAGCAGAAGGTTATGAAATTACTACCTTACCTAGTAAGAAACGTGGGTTAGTACATTACTACTGTACTAAATTACCTACTAAGAAAGCTGCTACCATTAGCTAATGATAGAAGTATTGGTCGGTTGTATGATACCCCTGTTGATTACAACCGATACATTACCAGAGTACAGGGACTGTATGGAAGTGGCTTCTAAAGTCGAATATGTGTTAGAACATACAGACCTTGTACAAAGGTACTTTAAGGAGGACGACATCTTGCAGGCACTAAATGTAATTTACTGTGAAAGTTCAGGAAAACCTGATGCAGTAGGCGAGAACACAAATGGTACTGCAGATGTTGGACTCTGGCAATTTAATGATAATACATGGGCTTGGTTAAAACCTAAGCTTGATATAATAAGTAATAGGACTAATCCAAAAGTATCTACAGCTGTAGCTAGTTGGTTAGTCTACAATGATGGATGGCATCATTGGAATAGTAGCAAGCACTGTTGGAAAGATTACAATAACAGATACTTGTATATGGAGGAAACTAATTAATGAATGAGTATTATAAATCGTATACATCTAACAAATGGAACATATGGCGTAACCAATTAGATTCAAATACGTATGATATTAGATGTAAAAATTGTCGTAAAAAATTTGAATCTGATTATATGTACACAGAGAGATGTGTATCTTGTGAACAGAAAATGTTTGACGAATATTTTGGAGAGGAATAAATGGCGAAAATAGACATAAATAAAATAAATATATTTACACACCATAAGTATTTAAAAGTATGGGCTACACAGTTTAATCAAGCATGTGGTAGTGATACATTTAAAGTACAACCTGATATGAAAAAGTTAAGGTTTCTTATGGATAAGTTTGTAGCAGATTACAATTGGCATCTAGAACAATTAGAATCAGAGTTTCAACAAGATGCTCATGTAAAAGATTACAGACGTTTAGAAGAAGAATAATGGAAAGTTTATCACCAATAAGAGAAGAAGCTATGAAACGTGCAGGTGGTCGTTGTGAGTGGGCTTATTGTAATGATAACAAGTGGCTAGAGCTAGCACATATACAAGGCATAGGTATGGGTGGCAACAAAAAACGTAAGTATGATATTAATAATGTTGCCATACTATGTAAATGGCATCATGATATATATGATGGTAGGCAATCAAGTGGACATAGTAAAGCTATAAGAGATTTATTAAAAGGATTTCTAAAAAGAGAAAGTACTATAACTTAGTATTCTTATTTTTTTTATTTCTATCTTCCCATACTGGAAGGGTTGGCGAACTATTTAAACGTGTAATAGTATTACCTGCATTACTACTCCAAGGATTTACTGGTTTAACACCACCAGGAAGTAATCCATAGTTTAAAGCATCTAATACTTTGTAACCTTTAGCAATATTTTTAGCCCATTTTTTTTGAGTACCTTTGTATCCTCGAACAGTCATATCCCATGCTTTAGACCAATCATCTTTAGTACGACCTAAAAATGTTTTAGTATTGTTTTGTTTAGGAAAAGAATATGTTTTATCACCTATAGATTGCATTAATTTAGCATCATTTTTTAATTTAATACCACGATAAATGTTAGCTACATCAGCAGCAGTAAGTTGTTCTTTACCTTTAACACTAGCAAATGCTTTCTCAGCTAATGCATTGTGTTGTTTTACACGCCTTTTAAGTTCGTCTTTACCAAGACCAGCTTTACCTTCACCTACTAATTTATCGTAATTAGGACTTCCCATTATAAATCTTCTAATGTATATACGTTACGTTCGTCTATTTTTGGAGCTGCAACTGCAGCAGCGACTGAGTTAACAGATACTTGACCATCACTTTTACCATGTGATACAGGTTCTTGTACTAATCCCATATCAGTAAGTACACTATGACTAGCAATCTTTTCAAAGTTAATACCTGATTCTACAATAGATTCTTCATCTTTATTTTCTAAAGATATTTCGTGTTTATTATGATAATGTCCAGGCATTACTTACTCACTTTCTTAACAGGTTTAGCTAATTGTTTTTTAGCAAACTCTTTAATTACTACTAAAGCTGCAGACGCACCTGATATTGCAGCTAACTGTACTGTATCAGCATCTACACCAACTAATGGAGCAACTGTTAATGCACCAATGAACGCTTCAATGAATGTCCAAGCAGTACGCTCTAACATATCTTTTAAATCGTCACTCATTTTATACTCCCACGAATCAGACCAGGGTGTCCACCATACATCTTTCTTAAATGTACCATCTTGGTTTCTTGCTCTTTTAATTCTATCAAACATTATTGAATTAACCTCCCTTTCAACATAGCATTACCTATCAAAACATTTCCATTTATTTCTTCTAGCTTTTCATATACTGTGTTAGCTAACACTGTGTGGTCTTTAGCTTTATTATCTACTTGACCCTCTAATAATTTATTTATTGTTGTGTATTCTATGCTTACACTCTTGCCTTGTAGTAATTGACCTGCAACTTTTGCATACATTTTCTTATATGCTTTACCACTATGACCTATAAATCCATCTTTACCTAGGTCTAAATCTTGTTGTGTTTCTCCTACAATTAAACAACCTGAAGTATGTTCATCTGTATTA